CCAGAGGTTAGACCGGGCAAGATAATTTTGACCAATGGAGACCCTCGTGAAGTTTTACAGCCATTCAAATTTGGAGAAGTTGGGCAAATTACTTTTGCTCAGGCTGCAAGCCTTCAGCAGATGGTACAACAAGCGACAGGCGCTGTGGACTCAGCAGGGATCGCTGGACAGGTCAATGGTGAAAGTACTGCTGCTGGGATCTCTATGTCTCTCGGTGCAATTATTAAGAGACATAAGCGCACCCTTATAAACTTTCAACAATCTTTTCTTTTGCCGTTTGTAACTAAGGCAGCGCATAGGTATATGCAGTTCGATCCAGAAGAATACCCTGTTGCCGACTACAAATTTACAGCTACTAGTACGCTTGGCATTATTGCTAGGGAGTATGAGGTAACTCAGTTAGTTCAGTTACTACAAACAATGAAGCAAGACAGCCCCATGTATCCGGTTTTAATTCAAAGCATTATCGACAACATGAACCTAAGCAATCGGGAAGAGTTAATTGCTACCATGCAGCAAGCTTCTCAGCCAAACCCGCAAGCGCAACAGCTAGCCACAATGGCTCAGCAAACCCAGCTAGAGCTTCAGCAAAGTCAAACAAATGCGTTGAATGGTCAGGCAGCAGAGTCCCAAGCAAGGGCTGCGAAGATTGCTGTTGAAACCGAAATTGCACCTCAAGAGCTTGAGATTGATAGAATTCAAGCGGTTACCAAAAATCTTCAGGTAGGAGATGCTGACGATAAAGAGTTTGATCGCAGACTTAAGATAGCTGATAGGCTTTTGAAAGAACGAGAAATGGAGGGGAAGTCAAAAAATGTTAATGACACAAACAGAAATCAACAACCTGCTGAGCCAGATCAACGCAGCATTTCAAGACCAAACAGCGGAATTGAAAATCCTCAAGTCCCGCCTAAAGGATTTGGAGGACAGATTTAATGACAAAGAAAAAAGATCCAAGGCTGGATCGAGCGGGAGTAAGCGGGTACAACAAACCAAAGAGGACTCCTAATCATCCTAAGAAGTCTCATGTAGTTGTAGCTAAATGTGCTGACGGCTCAATTAAAACAATTAGATTTGGTCAGCAAGGAGTTAGCGGTGCAGGTAAAAATCCTAGCAGTGCCAAAGATAAAGCTAGGCGTAAGTCGTTTAAAGCTAGACACGCTAAAAACATTGCTAAAGGAAAATGCTCTGCTGCCTATTGGGCTGATAAAGTTAAATGGTAGATTTATATTGTGTAGTTTGGAAAGATGCTCAAGGCGGTTCTAATGTGGGCTGGCGAGAGATAGAAGAGCTAACTAAAATTAAAGTAGCTACCGCTGTTTCTTGTGGCACCATTTTGCTAAACGACGAAAAGAAGTTAATAATTTGCCCCCACATGTTAATTGAAGATAATAAAATTATAGAGGGTGATGCAGAGTTAGTAATCCCGCAACAGTGGGTAATTTCAATAACCAAGGTGTATACGATAGAAGCAATCAATTAAGGAGTGGGAATGGCGTTAGAAGACAAATACAAGCTAAAAACGAAAGAGTCTATTTATACCGCACTTAAGTACCATAGGCTCTTAACCAGAAAAAATGACACAGTTATTGTTATGTATTCTGGCGGCATGGACAGCGTTTCTCTTGCTTGGAGTTTGCTGGAGCATACTCAGCATAAAGTTCATATACATTCTATCCACCTTGATAACTCAGAAAATAGATATAAAGCAGAAGGCGAAGCTATTTATAAAAGCATCAATTGGCTAAAGGATAATCAAAGAGAGTTTGAATTTTCATCTTGCACATACTCATACAAGAATAAATACCCTGGCGGTCGTGATATGTCGTTAGCTCTATTTCAGGCTGGAAGAATTGTTTCAACTATGGTCGATCCTGTAGCTGCTGTTTTTACTGGCGATTACAATATGAGCAAAGAAGAAAGCGCAGAGGCTTACGGAGTTTTTAGTTCACTGTTTATAAACAAACAGGCTAAGCCAATATGGGCTGCTCCGTTTGATTACATGAGCAAAACGCCATTAGAAAGAAGCCTTGGTGTTTATTACGCAATGCCAAAAGAGTTGCGTAAATCATACTGGTCGTGTAGAAAGCCCAAAGAATCACCAAAAGGGTTTATTGCGTGTGGTGTATGCCATGCTTGCAAACGTCAATATGCGCTTCACAAATATATAAAGGAGAGCGAAAGTGAAAGTAAAAGCTCCTGATGGATATCACTGGATGAAGAATGGTAAGAGTTTTAAGCTAATGAAAAACCCTTCGGGTGGTTATAAAGCTCATAAAGGATCTTCACAGTCAGTTGATTTTCCTGTCCAAAAGGTTCATAAAGGCAAAAAGTAAGGAGATTGCAATGGGTTACGGAACAGGTGCGTATAAATCAAAACCTAAAAAGAAAAAGAAGCCAGTAAAAAAGTAATGGCTCTTAAGAAGAAAGCAAAGGGGTCTATACCCAGCAACGTAAAGAATAAAGCTCTTTACTCAAGGGTTAAGGCTGCGGCTAAAAAGAAGTTTGATGTATATCCTAGCGCCTATGCTAATGCATGGCTTGTAAAGGAATACAAAAAACGCGGCGGAACTTATGCCTAAACCTAAAAAGGGTTTAACAAAGTGGTTTAAGGAAGAGTGGATTGACGTAAAGACCGGAAAGCCTTGTGGCAGAAGGTCTGCAAAGAAATCCAAACGACCTTATCCGTCTTGTCGCCCTAAGAAGGTAGCAGCAAAAATGACTGCTGCTGAAAAAGCAAGATCTAAGTCCAAGAAAACTGGACCTGCTAAGATCAAGCATGATGTAACCGCCTCTGGAAGGAGGCGTAAAAAGAAAACTTAACTAGAGATAACCTTATGGCCTCAATAGATAAAGAAGTAGAAGAGTACTACAACAAATTCTTTGACCTGTTTATGACTGATGGTTGGAAGCAGTTAATCGAAGAGTTAAGGCAGAACGCTCTAGCAATTAATAGTGTTGAAGCAACAAAAGATTCAAATGATTTGTATATTCGCAAAGGGCAGTTAATGGTTTTAGCTCATATGCTAAATCTTGAATCAACTATAAGCACTAACTTTGAAGAGCTAGGCAAAGAAGATGTATAAGATATTTGACTTTCGCTGCAAAGAAGGCCATATATTTGAAGAGTTTGTAAAAAACGGGACTACAACTAGTAGGTGCAAATGTGGTGCCGTTGCTACAAAAATTGTCTCAGCGTCAAATTTTGTACTAGATGGGTCTACAGGAGATTTTCCTGGAAGGCACATGAAGTGGGTACGAGAGCATGAAAAGGCGGGGCAAAAAGGACGGGAAGCTCAGCGCGAAAAGAGTCAATCCCATTAATTCCATAACCATTAGGCGGAATAGGTTTAAATGATGTCAAGAGCAACAATCATTGATGAGCGTCAAAATGAAGAAGAGACACAAACTTCTGAGGTAATAGCTGAAGAGGTTCTTGAGAGTCCTAAAGAGGACATACCTGAAGAATCTAATGTTCCAGAAAAGTACCGTGGTAAGTCTGTAGAGGAACTTGTACAGATGAACCAAGAGCTTGAAAAGTTTTCAGGCAAACAGAGTACGGAAGTAGGCGAACTTAGAAAAGTTGTTGATAGCTACATTCAGACAGAACTCGACGGAAAACAAGCACCTCAAACACAGCAAGAAGATGACAACAGTGATGTTGATTTTTTTGTTGATCCGCAAAGCGCTGTAAATAGAGCTATAGAAAACCACCCTAAAATTAAAGAAGCAGAAACGTACAACAAACAGTACAAGCAACAGGCCACTCTTGCTCAATTACGATCCGACCACCCAAATATGGATCAAGTTCTGGAAGACCCTAAGTTTGCCGAATGGATTAAGGGATCAAAGGTTAGAACAAAGTTGTTTGTTCAAGCTGACCAGCAGTATGACTACGATGCTGCAAGCGAATTGTTTACGTTGTGGAGTGAACGCTCTAGTATCGTTCAAGAAACAGCTAAAGCAGAACGCTTGAATCGTAAGAATGCAGTAAAGTCAGCAGCAACAGGCAACACTAGAGGCTCAGCTGAAGGATCAAGAAAGAAAGTTTATCGTCGGGCTGACATTATTAAACTTATGAAAACTGACCCCGAACGTTATGCGTCCTTATCAGATGAAATTTTAAGAGCATACGCGGAGGGTCGAGTAAAATAGTCTAACGGAGAACTACTATGGCTACTGCAACATATCCTGGCGCGGGTGGTAATACCGCATTAACCGAAGCAGCAACGTTTGTACCAGAAATTTGGTCAGATGAAATTATTGCTGCCTATCAAAAGAACCTGAAGATGGCTCCTCTTGTCAAGCGTATTGCTATGAATGGCAAGAAAGGTGACGTTATTCACATTCCCAAGCCTACTCGCGGCGATGCAAATGCTAAAGCAGCTGATACTGCTGTAACAATCATTGCTAACACTGAGTCAGAGTTGACAGTTACTATTAACCGTCACTTTGAATACTCGCGTTTGATTGAGGACATTGTAGAGGTTCAAGCTCTTGGATCTTTGCGTCAGTTCTACACTGAAGACGCTGGCTACTCTTTGGCTGTGCAAGTTGATAACGATCTTCACTTAGCTGGTACTGGTTTTGGTGATGGTGGCGCTATTGTATTTAGCCCTGCTGCTACTGATTACCAGCACAGTGGTTGTTTTTTCAACGATGGCGGAACTACTACTCAGTACACTGATGACACTCTAGTAGCTAGTGACGAGTTTACGGATGCTTTCTTCCGTGACATGATCCAGAAAATGGATGACAACAATGTGCCGATGGAAAATCGTAACTTGATCATTCCCCCTGCAACGCGCAATGCGATTATGGGTATTGATCGGTATGTGTCTTCTGACTTTGTAAGCGGGCAGTCAGTCAATAGCGGACTTATTGGTAACCTGTATGGTGTAGACGTTTACGTTTCTGCCAACTGCCGAACCATTGAAGCTGCTGGCGACAACACTGCTTCTAGCGTTGACACTCGCGCTGCCCTGTTGTTCCACAACGAAGCTGTTGTAATGGCAGAGCAATTGGGTGTGCGTTCGCAGACTCAGTACAAGCAAGAATACCTCTCTACGCTGTACACCGCAGACACCCTTTACGGTGTTCAGGTATACCGCCCAGAGGCAGGCTTTGTACTGGCAGTACCATCTGCTTAATCTACACGGGGGCTTCGGCCCCCTTTCCCTTTTGTTTCGTGTTCTTCTTGGAGTAGTTCATGGCAACCACTATTAAACTTAAAAACGGATCAGGTGCGCCTGCAGCTAGTGATTTAGTCCAAGGCGAACCAGCGATTGATCTGACTAACAGGCGTCTGTACACAGAGAACGGTAGCGGCGCTGTTATTGAGGTGGGTTCAAATCCAAGCAGCCTTTCTATTGGAGGGACTGCTGTTACCGCAACACCCGCAGAATTAAACATTTTGGACGGAGTAACGTCCACTACTGCCGAGCTAAACATTCTGGATGGCGTGACTTCAACCGCCGTAGAATTAAATATTCTTGATGGTGTTACTTCTACGACTGCGGAATTGAATATTCTGGATGGAGTGACATCTACTACTGCTGAGTTAAACATCCTTGACGGAGTAACCAGCACAGCCGCCGAGTTGAATATCTTGGATGGCGTTACGTCTACAGCAGCAGAGCTTAACATTTTGGATGGGGTTACCAGCACAACAGCTGAGTTAAATATCCTTGATGGGGTTACCTCTACAACAGCAGAACTAAACATTTTAGATGGCGTTACAAGTACTGCTGCTGAACTAAATATACTAGACGGCGTTACATCAACGGCTACCGAGTTAAATGTATTGGACGGTGTTACGGCCTTTGTTGATGAAGACAATATGTCTAGCAACTCTGCTACATCTATTCCTAGTCAACAGTCAGTTAAGGCTTATGTTGATGCTTCAGTTGTTAGCGGCAGTGGTATTTCAAATGTTGTCCAAGACACGACCCCACAGCTAGGCGGTGACCTAGACGTAAACGGCAATGCGATTGTTAGTGTATCTAACGGAAACATTGCACTAACACCAAACGGTAGCGGCCTTGTACGGCTAGACGGCAACGTAGATATTCAATCAGGCGAGATTGTTCTGAAGAACGCTGGCTCAGTATCTAACGTAAAGTTTTATTGCGAATCCAGCAATGCTCACTACACACAGCTTCAGTCATCTGCTCACAGCGCATATAGCGGCAATGTAACGCTAACCCTGCCGCCCGCTACAGATACTCTGGTTGGTAAAGCAACAACCGACACGCTTACAAACAAAACTCTTACCTCTCCTAAAATAAATGAAGATGTTGCAGTTACTGCAACCGCAACAGAAATCAACCTGCTAGACGGAGTAACAAGTACTACAGCAGAATTAAACATTCTTGATGGTGTAACAAGTACCGCAGCGGAATTGAATATCCTAGATGGTGTTACAGCTACTACAGCAGAACTTAACTACGTTGACGGTGTTACCTCTGCTATTCAAACCCAGCTAGATGCTAAGGCTGCTGTTGCCTCACCAACCTTTACGGGTACGGTTACAATCCCTACTGCTGACATTAACGGTGGTACAGCAGACGGCGTTGTTATTGGTGGCTCTACAGCCGCTGCAGGCACATTTACAGCAGGTACATTTACAACCGCAACTGCTAGTACTAACACCGACACAAGCAACACTGGCAATGTAACGCTGGACTTTAGTGCTAATCAAAACTTTGTACTGACGCTAACAGGTAACGTGACTCTGGTTAACCCAAGCACAGAGATTATAGGTCAGTCTGGATTTATCGTGTTTATCCAAGACGGTACTGGTGGACGAACGGTGTCTCTTGGTACTGACTACGAGACTGCTAATGGAGCAGGGCTTACCTTGTCTTCTGCCGCAAGCACTACAGACATTGTGCCTTACGTTGTAGCCGCATCAGGCCGCATCTTGCTTGGCGCTCCCCAACTCGCGTTTAGTTAAGGATAAGCTATGTCAGGGCCAGTAGGTTCACAACAATGGATGTACTCATCGGGCTTCTATCCGTATAAGATAGACAACTCTGCGCGTTTAGTCTCTGGTGATTTTTACTCAAGAACACCATCGTCTAGCAGTAATGCGGATACATTTACATGGAGTGCTTGGATAAAAACAACTTTAGCAACTACTTCATTTGGTGTTGGTGGAGGGTTCTTATTTAGTGCGGGTCTTTCAGGTACTAGAGAATTTCTTATCTATCTGGATGCCACTAACCAGAGACTAAACGTGTACCAGTGGAACGGTGGTATAAATTTTCAAGTAGTTACCTCCAAGCAGTTCCGTGATCCGTCTGCTTGGTATCACCTTGTTGTGGCATATGACTCGTCTCAAGGGACAGCATCAGACAGAATTAAAATATATGTCAACGGCGAACAACAAACTGATTTTGTTACTGCTAATTATCCAGCCCAAGGATTGGGTAGTCGCAGTGGCACTACTGATGTGCAGGATATAGGCAAAAATGCTTACAACCAAGGACTCCTTGCTGATTTCTATCTAGCTGAAGTTAATTACATTAGTGGTTCACAATTAGCGCCCACAAGTTTTGGCGAAACCAAGGCAGATACATGGGTACCTAAGAAGTACGAAGGTAGCTATGGCAGTCAGGATTTCTATTTAGACTTTGCTACTAGGGCTACCGACCCTATTGATGCTTCCGGTCAAGGAAACAACTGGACTGACACAAACGTAGCGTCTACTGATTGGATGCTGGACAGCCCGACGAATAACTGGGCTACGTTGAATCCTATTTCTGGCGTCAGCACAAACCCGTCTTATAGTGAAGGAAATCTTAAATTTGTTAATCCCGCAGGTACTTATGCGTGGGGATATTCTACGATCCCATTGCCAAAAACAGGAAAGTGGGTGTTTGAGGTTTTGCTCCTAGAAAGTGCTTTAGGCGTATCGCCTTGGCGCTACAACTCAGCAGGCGTTACGACTAATCCTCAATATTCAAGCTACGCTACAGGCGCTACATCTACCTATCTTATAAACGATCATGGAGGTTCTGGAAGTCAGGTTTTTGTTGAAGCAGGGGTCGAGCAGGGAAGCCACTCTGGACTGACTGCGGGTACAGTTGTGCAGGTTCAGGTAGATTGTGATAACAATGAAATGACCTTTAATTTAAACGGAACACAACAAACACAGACAGGAAGCACTGTAGATATTCCGTCAGACGTTACTTTGTACCCCATAACTGGCGAGTGGAATAATCAGACTGTTGTAAATTTTGGTCAAGACTCCAGCTTTGCTGGAAACAAAACAGCACAAGGCAACACAGACGCCAACGGACTCGGTGACTTCTACTACAGTCCACCAGCAGGCTACCTAGCCCTATGTACGGCTAACCTGCCTGATCCTGTGGCGGCTATTGACCCTGCCTTAGACGCAAGCCCACAAGACCACTTTAATACTAAGCTGTACACGGGTAACGGTAGCACCAACAACATTACAGGCGTTGGCTTTCAGCCTGATTTAGTTTGGCTAAAGAATAGAAGTGTCGCAAGAGATCATGTGTGGGTAGATGTGCTAAGGGGTACATCTGTATCTTTGGCGTGTAACCAAACAAGCGGAGACTCTGCCAATAGCGGTCAGTTTGCTTCCTTTGACTCTGATGGGTTTAGTTTAAACTCTTCTAGCTCTTGGTGGAACGCTTCAAGCGAAACCTATGCCGCATGGAACTGGAAAGCTAGCGGCTCAGGCGTAAGCAACACAGACGGCACTGTTACATCTACCGTGTCAGCTAATACTGATGCTGGTTTTAGCATTGTTACCTATACGGGTGATGGGGCTTCAACTACAACAATAGGCCACGGCTTATCTAAAACTCCTGAGTTCTATATTATTAAAAATAGAACTGACTCCGGCACTTCTTGGCTTGTGGATAGCAACCAACTTGCCAGCGGTCATTATTTACTTTTAGACGGTACTAATGGGTCAGGATACGCAGGTCTCTGGGGCAGTGGCCCAACTTCCAGTGTAATTACTGTAACTAGCAATTCTCAAACGAACGGAAATACGAAGAACTTTGTAGCCTACTGCTTCCACAGCGTCGAAGGTTTCAGCAAGTTCGGTAGCTACACAGGCAACGGAAGCGCAGACGGCCCGTTTATCTACACAGGGTTTAGGCCAGCTTTTGTGATGCTTAAGCGTACTGACTCAGCGGTGGATTGGCTAATGTATGACACATCCCGCGACCCCTATAACTATGTTGATAATACTCTGTATCCAAGCACATCTGATGCCGAAAACCCTGCTGGTTCAGCGCTGTTAGATATTGTAAGCAACGGATTTAAATTAAGGATTGCTGGTGGTACCGCTCTAAACACAAGTAGTGGCACTTATCTCTACATGGCATTCGCTGAGATGCCCTTCAAATACGCCAACGCGAGGTAATAACAATGGCATGGACATATAACACTACAGTCATCCGCGAAGGCAGAAGCTGGACGAATGATGATGGAATTAAACACCCAACTAACTGGGGATCATGGTCAGAGGAAGAGAAGACTGCGGCTGGCCTTGTGTGGGTAGATGACCCTGCTCCGTTTGACTCACGGTTCTACTGGGCGGCAGACATACCGAAAGCACTTGATGACGTACACGAAGTAGACGAAGACGGCGAGCCGATGCTTGACCAGCTTGGAGATCAAGTTGTGACTCTGGGTCTGAAATCTCAAGAGTGCGCCAAGGTCAAAGCAGAGGCAGGAAGTTTGCTGGCTCCTACTGATTGGTACGTTGTACGAAAGGCTGAAACTGACGTTGCTATCCCTGCTGACGTGCTTACTTACAGGGCTGCTGTGCGTTCTTATTCTAACTCTTTAGAGACTCAGGTTAATGCTGTGAATACTCATGCTGCCTTTGTAGAGTTGCTAGAAAACACTGAAGATAATCCTTCACCGTTTGCCTCTTGGCCTAAAGAATAAGAGTAATGGATGTGTCAGAAGGACATAGGCTTGACCGAATTGAGCAAAAGTTAGACAAACTAACTGAGGCTGTATCTCAAATTGCTCGTGTTGAGGAACAACTTTTATCTTTGTTTAAACGCATGGATCGACACGAAAAAAGATTAGACGACCAAGAGGAAGACTTGCAGCAGTTAAACAACACAGTGCTTACAAACACTCAATCAGTAAAAGCGGGTGAGCGTTTGGTTTGGCTTGTGTTAGCTGCGGTTGCTTCTGGGCTTGGGTATTTGTTGAGGTAGCGTATGTGGCAAGCACTTATATCTCCAATTACTTCTTTGCTTGGGCAGTTACTCAAGAACAAAGCTGAAGAGAAAAGCGCCATACACGAGGCTAAGCTAGAGGTTATTAGAAACACAGCTTCCTGGGAACAGCTTATGGCGTCTGCCAGTGCTACCTCATGGAAAGACGAATGGTTTACGTTGTTGCTTAGTGCGCCCATAGTGGCGCTTATGTGGGGTATAGGAATGAATGACCTGGAAGTACTAGACCGTATTGGTCTTGCCTTTGAAGAGCTAACAAGGCTACCTGATTGGTATCAGTACTTGTTATTCATGGCTGTATCTGCATCCTTTGGTATTCGTGGCGCTGACAAGCTGCTTGCGTTGAAGGGGTCTAAGTGATGTCTTGGTTTTACGAGGAAGGTACAACTGGGCCAAAAGATTTTGATAATGCATCTGAGTGGCGAAATTTTGTAACTAATTTATTTAACACTCTTTTAAATGATTACTATCAAACCGAGCAAGGCTCAGACGATATAGACAGAATTTATCGGCAAGAAGAAGCTGAAAAATGGCAAGAATTGTTAGAAGCAGTTGGATCAGGAAAAGAAGCTGTTGACGCGTTAAAAGATTTTGATGATGAATTTTTGTCAGATCTTGATGGTTGGAATGAATACAAATCTTCAGTATTAAACTCTGTTGAATCAGAGTACGTCTCTAAAGACGATGACGATGATGGTGCTGATAATAATGATGATAGTAGCGACGATAATGATAATGACGATGATGATGGTGGCGATGATAGCGTTGACACAGCAGAACAACTAACAAAAGACGCTGCTGTTGCAGAGCAAAAAAATAAAGACGCTGCTGAAACAGAGCAAAAAGAAAAGGACAGCGCCGCAGAGCCAGAAGCAAAAGATAAAGAAAAATCTGAGGCAGAGCAAAAAGATAAAGATTCTGAAGCAGAAAAAGATAAAGACGCTGCTGAGGCAGAGCAAAAAGACAAGGATACTGAGGCAGAAAAAGATAAAGACAACAAAGAAATAACCTCAGATAATTGGACTATGTCATTTTGCCCTTCTGGATATTCATATCCTGATGGAAGCTGCGTTCCGCAAATTGAAGTTGACACAGACAGAGAAAACAAAGCAGCAAATGCGGCAGAAGAAAGAGCAAAAGATCAAGCCGCAGAGCAACAAAAAGATGCAGAAAACAGCAGCAAAGAAACGGAGCAAGAAAAGGACGATGATTTAGCAGAGCAGCTAGAAAAAGATACTGCTGAAAATGTAGCCAACAATGCAGGGATTAACAAAGACACAGAAGACTCTGCCTTAGCTGACACCACTAAGGACGATGATGGCAGCAGTGGGGATGATAGTGACGGTGACGGTGACGGAGATGGAGACGGTGACGGAAGTGACGAAGACGGAGATGGTGACGGAAGTAACGGAGACGGAAGTGACGGAGATGGAGACGGAGGAGAAGAGGCAAATCAAGATTTAAATACCAAAGATGATACAGAAGAAGAGCTAGAAATATTAAACAACCCTACCAAGGATGGTGAGACTATTGATCAAATTATTAATGGAAAAGATTCAGAGTCTGAAGCAAAAGAAAAAGAACCTGAGCTTGGCGCAGGCAATGACAAAGACGGTGGAGGCACCGAACTTTCAGTAGAAAGCCTTGCAACAAAAGACACCGAGGGAGGATCTAAAGATCCTGGCGACGGCGGAGGCGGAGAGGGTGACGTATTAAATTTGTTTAAAGGAATAGGTCTTGGGGCTGCTGCGAGCGGCGACGGCTTTACTCCTCCTGCAGCGCAGAAAACTAAATATAAATTTGATTTTAATCCCCCAACTCCACAAGACGTAAACTTTACAAATAAAGACTATTTAGCTGAGCTTGAGTTATTTAGTCCAGAAAAACAACTTGATGAAATTATTAAACGAAATTCAGGTGGGATGTTTACATGACATATTTAGATCTGGTTAATAATGTGCTTCGCCGCTTGCGAGAGGACACTGTGCCATCTGTTGATAATGATACCTACAGCATAATGGCTAGTGATTTTGTTAATGATGCCAAAGATATGGTTGAGTCTGCTTGGGATTGGTCGGCACTCCGAACTCGCCTTACAATCACAACAGCTGCTGATGACTATACTTATTCACTAACAGGAACAGGCAGCAAGGGTAAGCTAATAAGACTTATTAATGACACCTCCAACCTAGAAATGACGTATCAAACTCAAAGCTGGTTTGATGATAAGTTCTTTATTCAAAACACGGCATCGGGTGCGCCTGAGTATTACACTTACGCAGGAGTTGACTCTAATGGCGATGCTCAGATTGAAGTATATCCAAAGCCTGATGGTGTCTATAGTTTAAAAGCAAAGACAGTAATTAGGAATGTTGCCCTAAGCGACAATACAGACAACCTAGCTATTCCTAGTCAGCCTGTTATTCACCTTGCTATAGCTTTGCTTGCAAGAGAACGTGGTGAAACCGGCGGAACGTCTACAGCAGAATACTTTGCTATTGCAGATAAGTATTTATCAGATGCAATTGCTCTTGATGCGCAACGGCATCCTGAAGAAACAATTTTCTACACCCCATAGGAGCAGTCATGGCACAACCACTACAAAGCATTGACTTGATTGCCCCAGGATTTAAAGGGGTAAACACAGAAGATTCTCCAATTGCACAAGATCCGTCATTTGCAGATATTGCAGATAATGCGGTGATTGATAAGCGTGGCCGTATTGCTTCTCGAAAAGGAATTAACGTTTTAACCACAAACAAAACTGTTTTGGGTACAGACTACCTGCACAAAATTCATCATTTTTACGATGAAGATAACAACGAGGTTATTTTTAGTACTGGCAATAACAAGATTATTACAGGAACAACAACCTTGGTTGATGCAACCCCAGGGTCTTATTCGATTTCAGCTAATGATTGGAAGATTATTAACTTTAATAACAAAGCTTACTTTTTTCAACGCGGCTTTGATCCTTTAGTTTATGACAATGCTACTGGCGTTAGAACTTTTAGTACGGTAAAAGGCAATTCAACAGATGCAACTTTAAAGTGTAATGAGGCTATAGCGGCGTTTGGTCGGATCTTTATTACAGACAATGCAAATGAATCACAGACTGTTTACTGGTCTGACCTTCTTGATGGCGTTGACTTTAACGGCGGAAGCAGCGGCTCAATTAACGTAGCCCACGCATGGCCTGATGGGTATGACGAGGTTGTTGGACTTGCAGCCCATAACAATTTACTAATTGTCTTTGGCGCTCATAGCATTCTTGTTTACTCAGGAGCTACTAGCCCGGCATCAATGACGCTAAACGATACTGTGTCTGGAGTAGGGTGCGTTGATAGAAACTCAATACAAGGAATTGGTACAGATGTATTGTTTTTATCTCATACAGGCCTTCGCAGTCTTGGTAGAACCATTCAAGAAAAATCTTTACCCATATCTGACCTTAGCATAAATGTTAAGACAGAATTGATTGAGGTTATTTCAGCTGAAACAGAGCCTCTTGCATCTATATACAGTCCTGAGAACTCTTTTTACTTAATTTGTTTTCCTAGCCAGCAGACTGTTTTTTGTTTTGATCTTAAAGGCAGGCTAGAAAATAATGCATACAGAGTGACTAGGTGGACGTCTATTATCCATAAGTCTTTTGCAAGACATACAGATGGCACATTGTATATTGGCTCTACTGCTGGTGTTGGCAAGTATGATGGCTACACAGACAATACATCAAGTTACCGATTTAGGTATTTTAGTCCTGCTTTGACATTTGGAGATCCAAGCAGAGTTAAGCTACTTAAAAAAATACGCCCTACGTTTGTTGGCTTGAACGACGGAACTGTGTTTGTTAAATGGTCTTACGATTTTGAAACTGCATTTAAGAACTACGAGATTACTGTAGGCGACCAGACTACAGCGCTTTTTGGTCAGTCAGAATACGGCATTGGCACATATACCGGCGGAGTCTTAATTACAAGACAGTCTGTTCAGGCAAGTGGTAACGGTACAGCGGTAACAATTGGCATTGAGTCAGACATAAATGGCGCAATTCTATCTATTCAGGAAATTAATTTATTAGCGTTAATGGGTAAAACAGTATGAGTGACTACAGCAAAACAACCAACTTTGGCGCTAAGGACACGTTGCCCTCTGGCGATACCAATAAAATCATTCGTGGTAGTGAGTTTGATACGGAGTTTGATGCTCTCGTAACTGCGGTGGCTACAAAAGCCAACATTGCCTCGCCTACTTTTACAGGGACAGTGACAGTTCCCGCGTTGACAATTACAGGAAATGTGACTGTTGACCTTGGCAGCGCGGATACGGTCACTATAGACGGAGGGACTTACTAATGTCTGCTTCACTTTTTGGTGACATTGCTGGCTTGGCTGCAATTAATGCTGCTTATAACAAACTAGGAAGTATTGGAACTTCAGCACAAACCAAAGCTGATGCAATAGCTCAAGACGTTTATGATAAAGGAAAGTTCCAGCCTTTTACTGTTAGATCAAATCTTGGCACATCAAGCATTGCTGCTGGTGGATCTTTAGATAGTTATCTAGGCGGACAAGCACTAACTACCCAGCAACAAATGTTTAACCGAGCTATACAAGATGTTACCGGAGAAACCTCGGGTGCACAGCTTGCTAGTAATTTAGGTCTTGATCTTATTGGAAGATCTCGCACTGAATTTGACCAGCCTATTGCTCAATATGGTCAGATGATGAGCGCGTCAGAGCAAGCCTTAAACCAGGGCATGAACTTTATGGGCCAAGCTGGTATGCCTCTCGGCCAGCGAGAGCAGCAGGTATTTGAGCGCATACGGGCAGCACAACGACCAGAAGAAGAGCGCAACCGGCTAGAGCTTGAGGAGCGATTGCTTACACAGGGAAGGTTAGGCGTTCAAACTAATATGTATGGCGGTACGCCAGAGCAACTAGCATTATCTAAAGCTCAATCAGAGTCTCAAAACATGGCTATGCTGCAAGCTATGCAGCAAGCACAGTCAGAGCAAGCGCAGGCTGGGGCTTTAGGGCAGCAGTTTACGCAGCTAGGAGGGGGCATTGCTAGTCAGCTTCAAGCATTAGAGATGGCTAGGAAAGACATTGGCATGGGCTACGCTCAGGGTGGACTAGGGCTGTTAGCTGGGCGTGAGTCTCTTGAAACGTCTGAGCTTCAACAGTCCCTTGGCGCATTAAAAGGAGCCTTGATGCCAGAAGCAGCCAATCTTAATTTGCTACAACAGCAGTTAAACGCTGCTAAGCTGCGGGAAAATACACAGCAATTCCGTACTGGTTTATTTGGCGAGGCTAAAATGTCAGGCATTGAAGCCCTGCTTGCATCTGGCATAGGTCAGTCAGATTTAATTGGCAATGTAGGCGCTGGAGTTTTAGCAGCTGGCGCGCAAAGTAAGTCAGGCGGTGGTTTGTTTGACGAGCTTTCAGACTTTCTTAGCGACATTAATCCATTCGGCAATTAGGAGTAAGTCATGGCAAATTTAAGATTAGGAAGCGGCACATTAAGCGCGTTAGCTAGGCCAAACTTTTCTGCAGCAGCAGGAAGTGCAATAGGCTTAGGGATGCTGGGCGCAGAAAAAAGAAGAGAAGCTGCTGAGGTTAGAGATACCGAGGAAATAACACTAGAGCTTTTAAGAAAGTCTCAGGTTGCTCAAGAGCAAGGCGACATGCGGTTGCTTAATGAGGTTAATGCAACCCTAGATGGCATGTTGACAGGCAATACTAACGAAAAGTCTCGGCAATTAATTACCAGGGGAATGACAACTGTAGGTGGTCAACGAGCAGCCACTCAAAAGAAACAGCAAACTAATACAGCAATGTCTATTCTTAAAACTGAAGAAGCGCTTCAACAATTTGCTAATGATACAACTCCATTAACTAATGAAGAGTATGCGCAAAGAGCCAAAGTTCAAGGAGCGCTTGAGTCTCAGCTTGCCAAAATGAAACAGAATGGCGCAGCCGTAACTGAGGCGGCATCTATTCAATACAATACTGACCTAACAGGTCTTGAAAGAGATATAGAGCTAAGAGAAAAACGCGTTAGCGTTGCTGAAAATTTATTGGCTAGTGTTGATAAAGACAGCCCAGAATACGACAGGCTTGTAAATCGTTTTGAGGCAGAAGGCTTAGGGCAGGCTGTTATAAATAACGAAACAAAAATGCAAACTTTAGAAAAAGGCCGTCTTGAAATTACAAAGTTAGAAAGCGAGGTAGGCCCATTAAGCAAAGAGGAAATGGCTCAAGCAAAAGAGCTTGGATTATCTATAACAGATGCTAGCAGCCCTTTAAGTAGAAAGCTTTTTAATGCAGCTCGAATTGTGCAAGTTAAACAAGAAACTGAGATAGCATTGCGATCAACTAACACGCCAGAAAAAACAAGAGCTGAAGCTATAGTAAGGGCGCAGCTTAAAGCTATATCTAGGCAAGGTGACTATGTTGATTTCATTTATAACAGAGATATTGATACCAAAATTTCTAATATGACCGATGAAGAAGTAGACGACCTAATGGGTCGTGTTGCTGGATTGTCTGAAGGCGAGATTGGAAGTGAGGTTAATGCATGGTTGCGTGAGAATTTTCCAGATGCAATGAGAAGGTCTATAGCTTTTAATGAAAAAAATAAAATTGAAGCAGAAGAAATTGGCAGCTTAGTTAACAGTATCTTAAAAGGAAAAGGAATTAGCATTGCTGATGCAACAGAAAAGCAAAGAGCAGTTGCTCAACGTGAAGCAGAGCTTGCGCTTGCTGGCGCTGAGGCTGCATTAGGAAGAAAAGACAAGACTCCTAAAGAAGAAATTTTATACCGAAGAGAACCAGGAATGCCTTTTTTAAGTGATGCATACCAAAGAGGAGTAGAAAACCTAGAAGAATATAAAAGGAATATGAGATCAAGACGCGCCCCTCAACCTACAGAGGAAAGTTAAAGTGAAAAAAACCTCTGGTTTATCGGCAGAAAGTTTGGCTCTTGCTGATTCCATTGCTAAGCGGCGTCTTGGTATTGACGATGTTTTTGAACCAGATGAATCGCAAAAAACTTCTGGCAATGCGGCAATTAATCAAAATGGACTTTGGGAAAGGCTGTTAAAACAAGAGTCGGGAACTAGACAGTTTGACAGCAAAGGAAACGTTGTTACATCGCAAGTTGGTGCGCTTGGAATTTCTCAAGTAATGCCTGCAACTGCTATGGACCCTGGTTTTGGGGTGCCAAATGTTTTTGATGCTGCAGAAGATTTGGGAGTTCAAACATCAGGGCGCACTAAAGAAGAAGCAAAAAGACTTTTAGGGATTGAAAGCGTAAATAGACAATTTGGTAGGTCATATTTTGACATGCTTGCTAATCGTTACGATGGAGACATGACAAAACAACTTATTGCTTATAACGCTGGAGCAGGAGTAGCAGATAAATACAATGGCGACCCTAAAACTTTGCCAGATGAAACTCAGGGATATATTAAAAAAATTCTTGCGGGCGTTGAAGAAAGTTCTGAAATAAAAACATCGCCAAAAATTTCTAATGATGCAAAGTTTTCTGACGAAACAATGGATCTTGCAGTTGAAATTGCTGAGCGTAGAAGAGATCAAAGCCAAAGAAATGTTCGTGCTTTAGCCACAGAATTTGGTGAAGGAATTACTTTTGGATTTCTTGGTGAGCTTGTTGCCAATGCAAGAGCGGCTAAAGAAGGCATTGAGTATGACCAAGCTAAAGCAGAATACGAAGTAGCCAGGGAAATGTGGAAAAAACAAAACCCAGAAATGGCAGGGGCAGCATTGCCGCTAGAAATACTTGGTGCTATTCCCACAGGCGGATTGCTTGTTAAAGGATTAACAAAACTAGGAACAACTGTAGCTAAGGCTGGCGCAGCAGAAGGTGCTTTGTATGGTGCAGGCACTGGGGAGACATTTGAGGAACGTGCTGCACTGGCTGCTGTTGGTGGTCTTGCTGGTCTTACTATTGGTAAGGTCATTGATGTTGCAACTACATCAAAAGCACAAGGCGGATTAAAAACGCAAGCTGACGATGTTTCGGAAGAGATATATGACGTTGATACTCAAGCTGCTCAAAGAGCAATAGATGAAGCTGAAGACGCCACTATGTACACAGAGGTAGATAATCCTGCTTATGCAGTAAAACCTTTGTCTGAGGCGCAGACTGCCGGTGAGTTGTGGACAGGATTAAAAGGGTCATTACGTCAATTTTACAATGACAAACTTACTGGTGTGTCAGATCGTCTTGGTCGTGAGGTTAGCGAAGACGTCAGAGGTCGTTACCAAGCAGCAGACGAGACTGCACTACGCATCGTCAACAAAGATCTTGATGGGTTATCGGAAGAGCTAGTCCCTGTAATTAAAGCAATTAATGAAAGCACTAGAGCAAAAGGCGTGTTGTTAGATTTTGCCGCAGGTAAGCTTGGAAAGAAATTTGATGACTCATTAGCTCGCCTTGAGCGCGAGTTAGCTGACGATCTAAATGCTGAGCATATGAGTACGCTAAAGCGTTATCTTGGTTATAGCGCTAAGAAAAATAGTGAGCTAAATAAAAAAGTATTTGGCGCTAGTTTTGGTGACATTACCTACTTGCATACTCGCAATAGAGGATATCGAGACAGGTTAAAGCAAGAGGGGATGACTGACTCAGAGATTGAAAAAATGTTTGAGGATCCTGCCTTTGAACAGCGTACTCGTGGATCGTATCTTGATGAGTCAGACTCAAAACGTCCTGACCCTACTGAGTATGAAAACCCAATTGTTTCTGATATGCGGCGCATATTTAAAATGCAGCGACTTGCAGAAATACAGCGCAAGTTTGGAGTTCGCATTGATGACTATAAAGCTGGGCCTCGGCGCGAAAGAGCAGTAGAGCAGTCATCATCTGTTATCGAAAGAACCGGAGAGATGGCTACTGATCCTTTTTTGTTGACAAGCAATCTGCGCAAAGCGTCAACAGACGCGTTGACTCCTGACGAGTTTATGGACGCATTAAAGTTTACACTTAAGAAAAAAGGAATTAGTGAAGACGGATCTGAATTTGCTGTACGAGAAATAACTGAAGCACTTATGGGTCAAGCTAAAGCACCACACCCATTAATCCAAGCTGCAAATTCCCTGGCGTATGCGCTTACGCTTGCAGGCCCACTGTCTGCTGTATTAAACCTAGCTGATATTCCTTTAGTTGGGGCTAAGTACGGTGGCAGCGCAGTTCGTGAAGGCGCAAAAGCTGCGGTTCCATCAAGATTTAAAACTGTTCCTAACGCCGATCTAAAAAAGATGGGCCTTGATAACCAAACATTTGGAGAATTTGTAAACATCATAAACGATCAGGCTAGTGATGCTTCAAATTGGATGGTAACTACTGCAGAAAAAATGCGGAACACTGCTAACTTCTTAATGAAAGGCTCTGGCTTTGCTGCTATGGATCGTGTTGGTAAGCAAGGTGTTATGCGTGGGGTTCTTAAAAGCGCATCTGATGACGCTCAAGCTGGCACACTAGCGGACAATTGGAGCTTTTATTTTAATAAGGGAGAGCTAGATATACTGTCTAGCCAGCTAAGAAAGCATGGAGAAGATTGGACAAAGTACACAGGCAAGGGCTCAGAGTTAATTGAAGAGCTTATGTTTGCGGGTCTTGGTCAGCAACAATTAATTAGCGCAGCAGGAAGACCATCCGCATGGGCGCGACACCCTAACCTTCGCCCATTGTGGGCGCTCAGAGGATTTGTAGTAAAGCAGCAAGCCCTTGCGCTTCGAGAGGTTATGGGAAACATTAAAGCTGGAAAACCAGAAAAGGCTGCAGAGTTTTTAGGCCGATATGCAGTGTATGGTGCTGGGGGATATGCGGCTATTAATGAAGGCCGGCAGTTTATTTTTGGCGATGGAGAGGCATCATTTGGTGGTCTTGCCAGGGGATATGGAGATGCATGGGCTTCATTGCTGACTGCTAATACTCTGGGTCTTAATGACTATCAATTTGGAAAGATTAAGCAGAACGGTCTTATGCTGACATTTGCTCAAGGACTGTTGCCAATAACTGTTACTAGGCCGTTTGATATTGCTGGCACAACAATTGGAGTTGCTGACAGAGAGTATCCCGTGGCTCGCCTTGCCTCAGAGGTTCCTTTAATTAGAGACATTGGCCGCACTGGCAGAAATATTGGCGAGCGATTTGAGATTGATCCACTGCAAGACTTTGGCGGAATGATGACTCAAAAAAGATTGCCGCAAGAAGACTAGTCCCAGCTTTCAAACTCTAACCAACCTGCAATACCAGCCGCTCTGTCATTCTCCAGGCGAGCGGCTTCAGCTTTGTAATGCTTAGCTACTTGCTTTTCTTCCTTTACCATGCGCTTGCCCAGCATAATATCCTCGACCTTCTCCCTAATTAACTCCAAGGCTCCTTCGCCATAGGTGTCTATGTAGTGTCGATAGAAGTAATCAGGATTGCTGCCAAACTTCTGATGGCATCCGTAACAGTGGGCAAAAGCATTGAGGGCATCATAACGAATACCTTTCTTGGCTCGGCTAAAGTAATGTGAGCAGTGCAATCCCTTGCTGTTTTCTTCGTACTTTGCCCCACATCCTTGGCAATAGAAATCATTTCGCAGCCTAACGCAGCGACTAAACCAATGGTCGGCAGGAGTTCTTTTGATTCTCACTTAAGTTGATCCTTTAGCGATTGAGGAAAGGGAACGTAGACGCCGCGATGCTCTGACAGCCATCGAACCAGCACCTCAGCAGACTCGCTTAGTTCGCGCACCGTCAGCTTAGCAGTAGAGTTCTTTTCATACATAGACTTAATGACAGGTTTATAAAGCATTTCTTTTACTAGTACATCTGTAAAGGGGATCTCAAGCGTATCACTGTATGGATGCTTAACCCAATCTCCAGCATCATTTAGCCTGTCTGCAATCTGGCGAAACCACATATGCATGGCTCCGTTCTGCCGCTCAGTTCTATTCTCTTCTCTAATTTTGTAGGTTAAAACTGTTCCGGCTTGAAACTGATCCTTGATAAAAGCAATAAAAAACTCTGCCTTTTCTTTGCTGTCTACCATCCATCGATGCGACATAGCACTCCCCTAATGCATCTTGTAATATTTTTCTGTGATCTCTAATTCAGTAAGCAAGCTAGCTAACCATAAATCATAGAAGTCTTCTAGGGGCATATCGATTGTAAGACCATCTGGGTATGTATCCGTGTATACATCTGTTTGCTTTTCATTCTTAAGGTTTGTTGTTGCGCCACCAACGGTTGACGTTAGCAGCACTGCATTACCGTTCGGCAACTTTACGCCAATTAAAGGAATCACTCTCTGGGCCTCACTGTCACTCTGCCAATCTCGCCATCTATCTTGTCATAGGTAATTACTTTAGCACCTCTGCGGGAAACCCATCCACCCCTGGCAGCATATGCGTCACGGCCACTTAACGTAGGATGCATTTCTGCAATAGCGCCACCGTCTTCAATCAAACGCTCATGATGATAGTGGCCGGTATGAATGTAAGTGTAAGTAGCTTTGCCCCACATCTCTCGGAAACGTGGCTCACTAGCAAACAACTTATGCAGCTGCGCTAGCTTTACTTTGTGACCGTGGTGAAACGCCAGCATTGTTTTTCCATGAAGATAAGCGTAATACGGAAACTCATTGTCAATTACCTCTAATCTTTTTTCATCAGAAAATAGTTGTTTAATGTGCTTCCTTAACCAGATGCTTCCAGAGATGTCGTGGTTTCCTTCGGCAGAAACTACCACCACTTTATTAAATTTTCTTAGCATCATCCTTACTGCTTCAGACATAACTGACATAGCTAGCTCGACAAGCTTCCCGTATCGCGTGTCAGCATCTAGTATATGTCCAGACTGAGGGGTCACGCTAAGGATTCCATCCCAGTGCAGAAAGTCTCCTAGCTGACAAAGAAACCCTGTGCCGGCTTTAGGCGCAGCATCAATCATATCGCTAACAGAATTAAGGAATACATCTCGCGCTATCTTTACGTTCCAATCGTCTCCTGTTTCCGCCTCATAAGCATACATGCCTAAATGAAAATCAGTGATAGTTAATAGAGAGATTAGATTATCGTCGTAGGCTTTTGGTGCGGGGGTAGGTGCAAACTTAGGCAGTCCTTCTAACGCAGACTCCAGCCTTTCAATAAGTATCTCAAACTGGCGCTGCTCATCAGTCTGTGATTTAACCCATTGGCGCACCGGACTTCCGTCCTCATCATAAAAAGTAGACACGCCCTTAATCTTATGTCCGTCAGGTACAGGGTGGTGCCAATCATTGTCGGGACTGTAGCCCCTCCTAACTGCCTTGGATTTAACTGCTTCTATATGATCTCTTACAGTGCTTCGAGCCATCCCAGTTTGAACAGACGCAGCGCGTTGGGACATTCCTTGAACAAAACAAAGAGTAATTACTTCTGCTTGCTTTTCGGTTGAACAAAACTGCAATAATGGATGACTCATAATAATTCCCCCAGCCGTAACCGACTGATTTTATTTTTGTTTTTTAATTGCTTCTAACAATAACCGGCGATACTCAGGTAAGGCATCTTCTTTTTCAGTCATTGACTCAATAAATTTATATAACTGCCCTTCAATTAATCTATGTCGCATTAACTCTACTGCCATGGCGCGCTGCTGGCTTGGCAGCATTGACTTCCAATGGTACTTTTGGGTTACAAATAGCTCCAATACACGATCATCTACATGCTCAACAGTCATTAAACCACTCCTTTTTTAGTTTGCCCAGGATGCCCAGTTTGCCCAGTTTGCCCAGAAAGTCCAGCAGGCCCATGTTTTACGGGGCCAGTTGGCTCAACCCGCCCCCTAAACTATGGGCATTGGGGGCATTGTGGGCATTGTGGGCATTCTGGGCATTAGATATTTGCGTTCCAAGAATAGAACTTCTTGCCATGCTCGCCTCGGCGCTCTAATTTTAAATGGTTTCCCTTTAAAAGATCGATGCAGTTTCTTAAAGTTTTGCGCGAACAGGCATTGGGGTTTACATCATCATCGTTGAGCATAGAAAACAAATCACTTTGAGAAAATGTCTTGTTGTTTTTCATGACGCTGCTAAGAAATACAAACTCATCTTCATACCTAGACAGCGCCCTGCCTATATTGACCTGCGCTCTTTGTCGGTGCTTAAGATCTGCAATGTCATCTGCACTCATAAACTTTACTGAGTCTACAGACTCTTCATAGTCAATTAGCCCTGATGTCTGCTTGTACTTAAAGCCGCCCTCAAAGCTAACCTGGCTCCTATCCTTTTCATTAATTACTAATAGCTCTTGGTATGGAGCAAACTTATCATTCAGAGGGTCAAGGCCGAACATATTATCTACGTCAGCCTTTAGATCTCCCACGCCCTCATATACTAGTCTGCCATCCATTGTTCTGTGCTTGTTGCAGTGACCCAGTAATACCACTGTCCCGCCTGCTGCAGCAAACTCTCGGAAAACGTGCAAGATTTCTCGCATATCAGCCTTGTTTAAAACTGGGGCAAACTTCTTAAGGGTATCGCAAATAATAATCTTGCCATCAGCCTCGCCTTCCATTCTTATCGCATTTAAAAAATGCAAGGCGTCACTTGTATTGCGAAGACTTGGGTCAGGTGAGTTTGCGAGAGTCACCATAGTAATTCCATGCTTGCCACCTAGCTTTGCTTTTTGCAACACGCCTTTGGCCCCGTCATCCTCATTGAAGTAGATAACATTAGACCCACTGATTAAGTTATTTCTTATAGATTGAAATAGATTTCCTAATATCCAAACAGTTTTACCTGCGCCGCTTGGAGCATAGACTAAGGTGACTGTCCCTGTGGTTATCATTCCTGGGATTACATCTCGCTCTTTTAAAAGCCGATCTTCTAACTCTTTAATTCTTCCGTTGATAGAAGCGTTACGCAGCCTGCTGAGAGAAGATACTGGGCTGGGGTGAGCTACCCCATTGGGTTTTGTTTCGTTTAATACAGGGCCATTGAGAGCCTGTGAGGGGGTATTAGCTAATTGACTTTCTTCAAGACAATAGGCAGCCCAATCGTCTGACATAGAACACTCCTTTTTTGAGGGGGGAAACCTTACAACTGTGACTCAACTATGCTTACTTGTCAACAACTATCATTAACTTTATAATGTTTGCAAAGGTTGACATTGTTTGAATGAATGACTACAGTAAAGGAAATCAACAAAGGAGAATCGCAATGTCTGAAGAGAAAAGCAAGCTGTATGAAAACTTGTTAAACGCTCAACGCCACCTATCACATGCTACTGCATCTGCTACAAACCCGCACTTCAAGAGCCAGTACGTTCCTTTTGAGGCGCTGTGGGATTATGCCAAAGAAGCATTGAACGAGCGTGGCATTTTGATTCAGCAGATTAGTCATGAGTGTGAGGTTGGCGCATGTATTGAAACCATCTTGATTGGTTACGGTGAAACATTTGGCACCGGCAAGATGATTGTCAGAGCAGACAAGCCGACAGCACAAAGCTTTGGAAGTGCCGTGACATATGCGAAGCGATATAGTTTATCAATGGCATTAGGCATTGGTGCGGACAAGGACGACGATGCAAATAAAGCAGAGTCAGGAACTAAAAGAGCATGGTAGAAACCTATGAAGAATTCCTTGCATACATGGAGTCTGTTCGGGATAACTTTGATTTTGTTTACGATGTTAAAGCAGCCGTAGCAAATGAAGAGTGGGATCTTCTTAGGTCTGTCATCGAAGACGCACCTAACAGTGTGAAGGAGGTGTTAAATTTAGCGCCGTCGAAAGGCGGAATCTTTACGACCTATGAAAACAAGGTCATGAAAACCAATCCAAATAGGAATAGAAGATGAGTGAAGATAAAAACTTTGTTAATGGAATGATTATTAAACTGCCAGATGAAAAAGCTCCTGACTTTGTAAAGCTGAAGCTGTCATTAAAGCTAGATGAGTTAGGCCCATGGATCTCTGCTCAGAAAAAAGAAGATCCTTCTATGGAGTGGATTAACATTGAGATTAAAGAGGGCCGATCTGGCAAATGGTATGCTGAACGCAACATGTGGAAGCCAGAAGCTGTGCCGCAACCAACACCAGCGTCATCAGGCGATGACATTCCTTGGTAATAAATAAATTATGCCCCGCTAGTCGGGGCTTTTAAGGAGAGACAATGAGCGCACAGCCTGAATACCTTTACTACCGAGAGTTGTTTAGCATCTTCAAGGCATACACTACGCCTAAATTAATGAAGGTGTTGGATTCGCAAGGGATCAAATATTTTACTGATGCCAAGGGCAAGCCATTCACCACCCGCGTTGCCATCGAAGGGGCATTAGGATCTGAGAACATCGTCCCATCTACCGTGTCGGAAAGCCCTGCGGAATCGGCAACATCGCTTAGCTAGATAGGGGTCGCAGGCATCTAGCCCTGCGGTTACAACCTGCAGGCTAGTGCCATCGGGAGGTAATATGAAATGGAAAGCTGATCAAATTGGCGGCAGCCATTACAAATCTTTGAAGATTCAGCCGCTCGAGTATGCGTTGCAAAACAATCTTGGGGTCTGTGAACATGCTGTAGTTAAATATGTTTCAAGGTGGAAAACTAAAGGTGGCATAGAAGACCTTAGAAAAGCCCGCCATTACATTGATATTCTTATAGAAAGAGAGGTGGAATAGAGCAGCGATTGTGACCACTGGGCGCTGCCAACCAGCTCAATCAGGGTAGGAGTGGAAACCCCTGGTCAAGGCCGAGTGTACTAACAATCAGGATTGAAGTCATGCCACTCTTGTGACTCGTCTACATCACCTGCGTTCCGCTCAGTCCAGAGTTCCCAGCACACATCACAATATCCATCGTCGTCTATAAACCCAGACTCGACTACCTTGCCGCACTCTTCGCACTCGCGGAACTCTTCATCTTTTGTCATAGCACACCGCCCATTGCCAAACATGCCAGGGCAACTACCATGACGCAGATCAAACCAATCACCATTTCGTTATCCATTAGTCTGCTCCATGTTTGTAAGCAATCTCTTGCCTGAAGTCAGATACCGCTTCATCAAAACAACTCGGGTGATAAATCATATCGTCCCAGCTATTTTCCCAGGGTAAATCATCAGGTAAATTTAAAGGCATCCATTTTGCAGAATGCCATATTGTTTCATTACAGTAGTCGCATTTATTCATCGAACACTCCTGCTTTCCAGACCCTTAACATCCGAACGCCATCAACTTTTTCTGCTCGGGTAGCTGGCTGCACTCCATTGCAGTACATAGAAGATGCAAATGATTTGCCTGCATAGAAAGGCAGCAGCACTGAATCACCTTCAACCATTTCCTTCATTAGCTTTTGCCATTTACCGTACCCTCTTATTTTTGAAGGAACCTCTACATCTTTATCAATTGTTACTTTCATTGCCAATTCTCCAAGTCTGGTCTGTATTTCCAGAAGTCATCCATCACTTCATCATGGTTAAACAGACGTTGAATATCTTTTGGAGGAGTAACTCCATCCGCATAGATAGCTTCTATCTCAGTATACGGCGGCTCTTCTCTATTGCCTGGCTCGTAATACATTTCAACTACAACGCCTAATGCTGGGTGTGACCAAGATACATTACTCACCGCTGCGTCCCTCCTCTCTAATAATTAGATGCTCAATTGCTGACAAAGGATTATCTAATCCAGTAGCAAACCCATTCATCCAGCAAGTAACAGGGTCACGATCACCCCACATTTTTTTGTAACGGCGATAGTCACGCAGCTGTCTTGCCTTGCTATCACGGAAATGACTTCTCCAAAAAAGCAAGTCTTCCATCGCAGCAGTTTTAGCTGTCAATTGATTGATCTTTAACATTGAAAATCTCCTCAATAGTTTTGTGCTTAGGGATAAAGTTAATGTGCTTGTTACCAATTACCTCAGAAATAAATCCATGCAGCCCTTTATAATCTGGCTTTATGTCGTTAGCAGCGCACCAATTAAAGTAAGCTTTAACTAAAGAACTGGGATAGTAATTATCTGTATCAAATGATTCAGGCATTACGATCACCTAGCTCTTCGTTTAAATAATTAATGCAGCACTGCACGTCTAGCTGTATCTGTGCAAGGTTGTCATTCTTTTTTCTTAAGAGTTTAAAAAGCTCATCTGCTTGAGTTAATACCGCAATCATTGAGCGAACATAATGACGATCATCAAAATGCACTACGTTTTCTTTTGGCTTAGCAGAGTACGGGAACAAACTTCTTGCCACTGCTTGAATTGCTTGAGCGTCCTTGTAATCTGAACCCGTATCGTAAAGATGGTCTTGCAATGCAGCACACTCAGCTTTTACAAGCTCAGGACACGCAGCTGAAATTAACTCAATAGAAATTACTCTTGCCATGTTTCTTTCTCCTTTTGATTGAGGCGGGAATCTGGCCCCCGCACCTACCGGATCGGGGCCAGTTCCAGCCGAGATCATTCCTTGTCAATAAAGGTTTTGACCAGTTCACGAACACCATCTTCCAGCTCGTCAGGCTTGACAACTTTTCGCTGAATGACACCGAGAGCTGGATCGCTGTTGTTATCAACCCAAGTTACCTTGACGTTGCCACAATCAAGAAGCTCCAGTTCATAAAGAGTCTTACTCATGCTGCCTCCTTAAAATCTCAATACAAACTCAGTCTTGCATTTCTTCAGCTTGCCATTGATGCCTCGATAACAAGTAATCATGTTGTAGCCAGAGTCTTGCATCTCCTTTTTGGATTTGAATACACGATACAGCTTGCCGTCTTCTGGCTTGAAGTCGTATAACCGTTTAACAACCCGGTAGATAACTATCTCTCCGGCTTCAATGTTTCTTTCCTGCGGCGCTATGTAATAACTCATGCTGCCTCCTCGTACTTTCGCTTCATAGTGAATTGGGACATGACATACTCGACCGCCTTCTGTGCGGCAGACGCAGCCTTAAGTATGTATTGGGGATCATCTTTGATTGCTTTCTGCCACGACTGTAGATAACTAGCGTGCTGCTTCAAGTCATAAGACACGCCAAGTTCAGCGCACAAGAACACGCTGCCAAGCTCGGCAACAAGTTCTTCTTTCGCATAGTCCTCGCTGCCGAACATGCCAGTAAGCGGTCTATCTAATCGTTTGCTGTGACCAGTGGCGTGAATGCACTCATGGTATAACGTCGATTGATGGGCATCATCTGACTCAAATTGTCCTGGCATCGGCATCTTGATTTTGTCAGTGACAGGTGAATAACAAGGATTATTACTAGAGTTACAGTCAAGCGTGACCTGAATAGCCTCTGGTATTTCATATGGCTTCTCTAATTTACTTGTTCTCATCTGAACTGGCGGTACTTCAATGCCGATCTGATCTAGATTAAAAAGGTTATACAGCTTGGCAAACTTGAACATCTTTTCGGGATCATCCTTGTCAGTGCCAGTGCCAAAGAACACAGCTGGTGTCGCCGTCTGCCCTTTGACTGAGCCGCCAAGGTCTTTTGCCTGATTAAACGTCACCCAATATGGACTCTTATAGTCATTAGCCCATGCCGAGATCATCGTTGTCAGTTGATTGGTTCCGGTATAAGCACGCTTGCTCAACCAGTTACAGTGCAGCCGTGATTGAGACTGCCAAGTTTTGTGCCAAGTCAATTCATCTTTCATTGCCTCAGACACAAGTCCAACAATACGATCGTATTTCTTAGACATAACAAACTCCTTTTAATTGAAGATAGGCTGCGAGTTACCCCGCAACCTTGGTTAAACTTTACCAACCTTTGCAAAGTTATGCAAACTTACCACCAACAATCGTAATAAACGTAGTCACCTCCTTTGATTGTGTCCCTTGCCCACTGGCAGAACTTTATATCCTGCTCCTTGTACTCGGCTGCTGCCTCGTCTTGGAACTGGTGACCGTAGAAGAAGCCACCCTCGGACTCGGGCATACCGTCATCCTTAAGCAGCCGCTCCAAAGATTTGACCGTATCCAACGTCAGCATTACTGGATTACAGTTAAATTCGCCAGGGACTAGTGGCTCCAACATCCCCAGATTGATTGACGCCTCAAAAAACGCCTGCAACTTGGCATGCTTTCGCCAGTAAAACTCCTCACCATGAATGCCCTTGATTGAGTACTCGCCGTCACTGTTTTTCTCGGCGACCAACTGCTCCGGTGCACTAAATGCATATTGATCAAGTCCCATTACAATCTCTCCAGTTTCCAATTGTCTTTACCAGTATCTTCAGGTTCGTGTGAGGTCTGCAAACTCTCAACCCAAAGAATGAATGTCCGACGAGCATCCTGCCTGCTCATCCCAAAGTTTTCTTGCAGATACCTTGGCGCACCCATCATATTCATCACACCTGAGTCACGAACCTCAGTCAGCATGTCAAAGTAATCAGCAGGGTTTACCTCAGTCATAAAACCAGATTCCATAATCATCTCCTTAATCAGCGATTAATTGACCGAACTCAGATAGCTCGGGTTGTTTTACAGCTGCGTAACCGTATGCGCTCATCGACTCACAGATATCCTGCAAGTAAATAGGATGCAGCCCTTCGTCCAATCGGGTATGGAATCTCACCTCTGCTAAATGAATACCAGTGTGATCTACAATCCAATATGTATTTTCACTAGACATAACAACTCCTTATCAACAATTGATTGAGCGGATGCTTTGAGGCATCACACGCGCGCGACCACCCGCGCTGTCCAGCGGGTATAATGGCGCGCCGTGGGATCAAAGCTCCGCGTCATCTTCAAACGGACACCAGATAAGTGCCGCAACCATCGTCATCGCCAGGACAAACATCCCAGCGCCATACCACACATCCTGTGGGTCCATCGTCATCAGTCCATTAATTGAACACACAGTCCCCGCTACCAAATAAATCGGGAACAACAGCTTGAACATCGTTGACCACTTCATGTCATCACTCCTCAAAGTCACAGAAAATTGGATTGGCATCTGGCTCGACGCCATCTACCTTGTCATCGTCAGCATTTGGGCAGTGCAGCACCGTCACATAGCCATCGCCCTCTAACGCCTCGTTGCATTTCTCGCAATAACCAAACATCTCAAACTCCTTGCAGAAAGAAAAAAGGGACCCGAAGGCCCCTCGATGATTAAGCTACCTTGCGGCGCTTGTTGGATGGAACTGCTTTCTCAGTCGTGTCAGGCTTCTCAGCTAACTCGTCACGAGACTCAGGCTTCTCTGATTTGTTGCGGAGATACTCAAGTGTCTTCTCGGCTCGTTCGATCTGAGCAGAGTGAGCATCCTCCACCGCCATCGACAACATCTTTTTACCTGCTTTTGTCTTGCGTTCCCAAATGGCGATCTCAATCCTCTTGCCTTCGAGCATGATTTCTCCCTTGAAGGATGGAGCTTTTTCGCTGCGCTCGAGTCCCTTGTCGTTGTAGAAGGCTATTCCTTTGTTGTTTTCGATGTTAAGTGCCATGATATTTCCTCTATTGATTGATTTGTGTCGTTGCCGACATGAGCAGAACTTCACTGGCTGTGCCTGATTGCAAGGGGGAAGTTAAGCGTGAATCGCGGAGGGTCCGCGTATGAGGGCGAGCTTTTCCGCTTTGCGGAAAAAAATAGCGGCCCGATTGTGAGGGGAAGCTTTTCCGCTTTGCGGAAAAATAGAGCGCCCCGAACGTGTGGAAACCGCTATTCTCGCGGCCCTTGCGAGCAGGTGCAGACTGTGAATTCGTTGCGGTTGTCAGGCTACGACGGGTACAAATCTATCGATAGAGGACATATCGCTTATGGCGCTTGACCTCGGAAACGGCAAAGGATTCTGCAGCGACAAGGGTGAGGAGCAGCGGAAAACGGAATCCGTGTGAGCAATCAGGATTGAAGGCAACCCCTCTGCCATTTGGGAATGCAGGACAAAGGCTACAAAGCTGCCGACAACAACTGCTCACTCTGATTAGATCGGGCTAGTCGATAACCAATGTGGATAGCTACTGAATAGCTCAGGGGATCCCAGCCAGACTCTCACACTCTTCCATACCGGACAATACGACACGTTGACCTGATGGGGGTCGAATAACACTACGGGGGGAGGCAGAGCATCGCCGGTGATATATATAGTTCCCACCCAGATACAAAAAAAGCGGAAATTGAAAAGAAGGAAACCGTTATAGATACTAGCTAAGAGGCGGATTTGTTAGAAGAAAAAGTAATATCGGGGAGGTATTTGTATTTCTCTGTATTTATCTATAGGATAGGGAGGGTAGGAGGGCGTAATATGCCCTTTTAGTTTTTAAGGAGATTAAAGATGAAGGATAAAGACCATACAGTTGAGTATACGTCCATTGATTACCACTCAATGTGCGAGAAGTCTAAGTCTAGGGTGAAGCAAATGCAGAAGGCTGGCTATCCAACCATGCACGATCCTAAGCAAACCCCAGAAGAAACGGGTAAGGTAGATGGCTACTCAATCATAATGATGGGAAAGCATGGATAATCAGCGTACTCAGGACTCTGGAAGGCCGTCGAAGAAGGATATTGCTTCTAATTCGGCTGGAGGCAGGAAGAAAGTTGGGCGTCCAAAGGGTGACGCCACGATAATAAACGAGTATAAGGCTCGTATGCTGGCCTCTCCGCGCTCAAAGAAGGTAATGGATACCATATTTGAGGCGGCATTAGACCACGATCACAGGAATCAGGCCGCAGCGTGGAAGTTAGTAATGGATCGAATACTTCCTGTGGCTGCATTTGAAAAGGATATTATCAAAGATGCTGGAAGAAGCGCGATACAAATTAACATCACTGGTGTTGGAGCTACGTCTATTGCGAATGCAGCTGCAACAGAGGGCGAAGAAGAAGATACAGTCATTGCGATCCAAGATCCGAGCGATTAAGGACAGCATAGAACAGTTTTTCCATGAAATTCTTCGTTAGATCTGAGTTTAACTGCCAATACACAGGGGAAAATAAGATGAACCCTGAGTTTTTGGAGAAGTTAGATAGATTAAGGGGGGTCTGTGGATTCCCCTTTGTGATTACTAGCGGGTATAGAAGTGAAGACCACCCCATTGAGGCGGCAAAAGACACCCCAGGTACTCACGCACAAGGCATTGCCGCTGATATCGCTGTATCTAGGGCAGTGCACAGATTCATACTAATTAACTACGCTTTTCAACAGGGATTTACAGGAATTGGTATAGATTCCGCTTTCATTCACCTCGATATTCGCGATAGCATCCCTGTACTTTGGACTTATTGACAAGATCAAGGAGTGAGTTATGAAGATTATTGTATCGGTATTAGTAGTATTACTACTTACTGGGTGTGCTTCTAGCAGTTCTGAGTATTATGAAGCCGTTCAACGAGCAGCAGAAGCAAGCTCGCAAGCATCACAAGCAAAGTTTGACGCACTGTCTAAGATTGCAGCAAGTGGTGACGGTCAAGCGGCAAGTGCCGCAGTAATGGCTTTGGCTTTAACGCAGACTGCTACGGTTCAGCCAATACCCCAGCAATCAGAAGCAATGCAGTGGGCATCTATACTTGCATCGCCAGTTACATCACTAGGCATGATGTGGATGCAGTCTGACTCCACGAAAAAAATGGCAAAGTACAACTCACAAGTTGACCTCGCTAGGATTTCATCTGATGCCAGCACACAACAAGCTCTGTATGGATCGTTTGTTTCATCAAACCAGATTACTGGTGACGTTGCCGCAGCCGGTATGACTGCGATGGGGAATGTAGACTACACGCCGTTCGTTAATGGCATGGTCACACTCGGTACTACAGGCATGACTAGCTTGACGGATCTTAGTAAGGCAGGTTTTGACGCCAATACATCCATTGCTACCGCTGGTCTTAACTCTGCGGTTAGCCTGGGAACTGCGGGCCTTAACTCCACAGGCAACGTAGGTATTGCTGGGATTAATGGGTTGGTCACAAACACCTCCAATTGGCTTAACTACTCAGCTGCTAACAATCTAGTATGGAAAGACATAATGGCAACTGAACAGAAAGGTTGCGTAGCAACAGCAAACGCCGCAGGTCAAGTTATAGTTACCTGTAACTAGTTTTGGCTGATTTAAATGTTCAGTTACTTCCTTGGCAGCAGGATGTCTACTCTGATCCCGCTAGATTTAAGGTAGTAGCAGCTGGGCGACGAACAGGGAAGTCTCGTCTAGCTGCGTGGTTATTAATTATTAATGGCCTGCAGGCAGATAAAGGCCATGTTTTTTACGTTGCGCCCACTCAAGGACAGGCCAGGGATATTTTGTGGCAAACCTTGATGGAGCTAGGACACCCTGTAATTGCTGGTTCTCATATCAACAATTTACAGATTAAGCTGGTCAACGGGGCCACGATTAGTCTTAAAGGGGCAGACAGGCCCGAGACAATGCGTGGCGTGTCCTTGAAGTTTCTTGTAATGGATGAGTACGCAGACATGAAGCCTGATGTTTGGGAGCAGATTCTTCGTCCAGCACTAGCAGACCAAAAAGGGGAGGCTTTGTTTATTGGAACCCCTATGGGTCGCAATCATTTTTATGAACTCTATAAATACGCTGAGCTTGGAAATGATGAAACATATAAAGGATGGCACTTTACAAGCTATGACAATCCAATACTTGATCCATCTGAAATTGATATGGCTAAAAAATCAATGTCGAGTTATGCCTTTCGACAAGAGTTTATGGCTTCCTTTGAAGCTAGAGGCTCAGAGATGTTTAAGGAAGATTGGGTTAAGGTTGGCGAAGACGAAAACGATGGCGACTACTATATTGCTATTGACCTTGCTGGATTTGAAGACGTTAATAAAAAACGAACAAAAAACACTAGGCTAGACGAAACAGCAATTGCAGTTACAAAGGTAAGTCCTGACGGGTGGTTTGTTGAAAACATTATTTATGGAAGGTGGGATCTCAACGAAACAGCAATGAAAATTTTTCAAGCTGTTCGCGATTACAAGCCTGTCAGCGTGGGCATAGAAAAAGGAATTGCAAAGCAGGCGGTAATGTCTCCGCTTACGGATTTAATGAAACGGTACGGAATGTTCTTTCGTGTTGAAGAGCTTAGCCACGGAAACAAAAAGAAAACTGATCGCGTCATGTGGGCTTTGCAGGGGCGATTTGAAAACGGTTATGTTACTTTAAACAAGGGCGAGTGGAACACGCGGTTTCTTGACCAGCTGTTTCAATTTCCAGATGCTTTAACGCATGATGATTTAGTTGACGCCCTAGCTTATATAGATCAGTTGGCTAAGGTTGCATACGATTATGAGTATGAAATTGACGATCACGAAATTCTAGACGTTGTATCTGGATATTAATAGGAAAAAATCATGGCAGATGAAATTTACGAACCCGACCCCTTAATGGTTGAAGAATCTCTTGCTGGATGGGTTATTAACAAATGCGAGAACTGGCGCGATTATTACGAGTCAAATTATGAAGACAGGTTTGATGAGTATTATAGACTTTGGCGCGGTCAATGGGATCCAGCAGATGCCCAAAGAAGCTCTGAACGCTCTAGAATAATCAGCCCTGCATTACAGCAGGCTGTAGAGTCTAATGTAGCAGAGCTTGAGGAGGCTACATTTGGCCGCGGTAAATGGTTTGATATCGCAGATGACGCTGTTGATGGCGATAAACAAGACATTGTGTATTTACGCAAAAAGCTTGGTGAAGACTTTGAGTCTTGTAAGGTGCGAAAGGCGGTTGCAGAGTGTCTTATTAATGCGGCTGTTTTTGGGACGGGCATTGGCGAAGTTGTTATTGAAGAAATTAAAGAGATGGCCCCAGCTACAGAGCCATTAATGGATGGAGACCTTCAGGCAGTTGGCGTAAATATTAAAGATCGGGTTGTTGTAAAGTTAAAACCAATATTGCCGCAAAACTTTCTAATAGACCCTGTAGCAACCTCAATAGAGGATGCTTACGGTGTAGCTATTGATGAATTTGTTAGCCGACATACGGTAGAGTTACTGCAAGAACAAGGCGTTTACAAAGAAGCAATGATCGGATCTGCTGCTCCTGACACTGAACTTGAGCCAGATCAAGACCTTACTATATATAATGATGACAAAGTAAGAATTACAAAGTATTATGGCTTGGTGCCTAAAGAGCTTCTTGAGTCTGAAGACGTAGAGGTTGAAGAAGACTCTAAGTATGTTGAGGCTATTGTCGTTATCGCAAACGGCGGCACACTTCTCAAAGCCACAAAAAATCCATATATGATGGGCGATAGGCCCGTTGTTGCATTTCCTTGGGATGTAGTCCCAGGACGATTTTGGGGTCGTGGCGTTTGTGAAAAAGGTTATAACAGCCAGAAAGCACTGGATACTGAGCTTCGCGCTAGGATTGATGCGCTAAGTCTCACGATCCACCCCATGATTGCTATTGACGCAACTCGGCTTCCTCGCGGCGCTAAGCCAGAGGTTAGACCGGGCAAAATAATTTTGACCAATGGAGACCCTCGTGAAGTTTTACAGCCATTCAAATTT